TTTCTTTGCTCTTGCGTTATCTACTAAGTTTGGATACGGTCTACCCGCAGCCTTAGCCATTGCTTTAGCCTTAGCCTTTTGCGCTGGCGTCAAAGGTGTTGACTTCTTCTTTGGGTTCTTCTTATCCCAGAATGCTTTCTTTACCATTTCACCTTATCTGCCCAGTAGGCTGCAGACATCTTGCCCTTGGCAATGTTCTTTGCATGACGGGCTTTGAATGAAGCCTGACGCTTAGTTGGCTTTCTGTCACCAGTAACACCCTGCTGACCAAAGCGAATAGTCTTAACCTTAGTTCCTTCTTTAGCCACAACAACGTGTGACTTCTTTGGATGATTCGGTGTGCGCTTAGGCTTATTAAAACCTGACACTCCTGCTCGCTTTAGTCTTGGGTCTGCCATTACTTTTTCTTTCTGCTTAAAGTTTTCTTGTCGTTGTAGCCCTTAATAATTACATCAGGGCTTGAAAGGATTCCCTTTTTGTTTTTGCTAGGAGGACGCTTACCCTCTTTGAGAAAATCGTTAAGACCTTTTGGCTTAGCACTTTTCTTCTTAGGCATAGCCACTGGATTGCCTACAGTCATATTTTTCTTAGGCATAGCAACTGGAGTACCCTTTAATTTCATGCGCTGCTTAGGCATTGCTGATGGCTTCATCATTTCTTCTTGCCCATTCGTTTCATGCCCTTTTTCATTTCCATCATCTTCTCAGACTTGGACTCCATCTTTTCGCCCATCTTGTAAGCAGCCTTCTTTGCTGCTGCCTTACCCTTTGCTGTGTATGGGAATTTTTTCTTTCCTACTTTTGGCATTTTATACTCCTAGTTCTTTCATTACTTCTGCTGTCTTGGTATTTATATCGCTTGCTTTAGGCATACTGTCTGCATCATAGGCTCTGCCCAAAGTCTCTGACGCTTTATGCGCTTCTTCTACATGGCGCATAGTTGTACCTGCTGGCTGTATACCTTGTGCTCTAGCATCGCGGTATGCATCCAATTCAGCATTCCATTTTTTATCTGGAATATCTCTTTTAGCATCTCCAGAGTTCATCTGAAGACTCATGCCTTTGCATCCAAAACAACCTTCAACATAAGTTGGATGCGCTTCCCAGTGTTTCATATATCCCCTACTGCGCTGTGAAGTTTGCTTCTGTTACTCCAACATTTCCCGCAATCAGCGCTGCCTTAGTTGCTTCACTTACAATATGATTTCTACCGCCAAGGTAGACTTCATCATAATCTGCCAAGTCCTCATCTAAAAGATAACGGACTTGACGGTATGTTCCGTTGTACTTGATGATTGTTATTCCTCTATCTAATTTATAGAAGTAAAACAATCTATGTCCGCCTGCTGGTCCTTCACGGACTGTAGGTGTTTTAAAAACATACTCTGTCATTCGTCCTCCTTAATGGACTTACTGATAGACAGGGATTGCTCCCTGCCTATCCGTCAATCAATTAAGCGATTGATGAACCTGATTCGATTCGGTACAGTGCTTCTTCGCGGTAGCGAGCAAAGCCGAGTACGCCGTACCAACCCATTGGGCGATGACGCATCAACTTGTCCACTACTGGTCCGATGACTGTGTGTGGTTCTTCAGCAACGGCTTCTGCCATTGCTTGCTGTCCTGCGAGGATTGTGCGGTACACCTTTGCAGATGCAGCACCATCAGTTGCAGAGTAAAGACGTGGAGACTCTACGAAGTATGCACCTTCGTATGTTCCGATTTCTCCTGCCCAGATGCGGTCTTGTGCAGAACCGTATTGGTTAGGTAGAAGCCATCCTGCTGAACCTGTTTCTGCACGAAGGTCGTGTGAAACTTCTGGGTGGATACCAGCCCAGTAGAGTGAGCCCTTGCGAGCCACTGCCTTGTTAGCACGGAGTTTAGCAACAGCCTTGCGGATGTTTGCTGATGATAGAGTTGCAGCAGCAGTAACTGTTGCTGTTGATGTTGCAGTTGAACCTGAGTAGATTACGTTTGAACCGCCACGAAGAGTTGCCATTGCAACTGCATCGATTGAGTCTGCTAGGTTGAACGCGATGATGTTAGCAATCGCTGGGTCTACGTCAGCAAGGCTGAAGAGTTCAAGAGCACGTGTTACCAACACTGAGTTACCGTACTCGTTAAGAGTAATTGTAACTGATGTTGGTGTTGATAGTGCTACTGAATCTGGGTCAGCATCTTCTGTTAACGCAGTTGTTGCGATTGAAAGGTCAACGTACTTCTGTAGAACTACTGTTGAGCCAGGGATTGATTGGCGTGCTGGGCGCTTGTCTGCGACTGAACGAATAAGTGGTTCAGAACGGAGAGCAAACTCCAAAAGACGGTCATACGCCTTTTGAACTAGACCAGCCGCACCAACTGTACCTCCGAGAGTAGAGGAACCTGTTGATGTATAGGCGTTAGCCATGTTGTCACCTCCAAGTGACTAGGAACTATGAATGTTATTGTGAGCGAAGAAAGTCAATGAGTTCTTCTGCGCTTTGAGCGTTGTCTAATCTCATTGTTAATTCATCTGCTCGTTCAGGGGTCATAGCATTTTGAGTCAGCACATCTTGCTGCCTTAAGGCTGCGCGATTTACTTGCTGTTCTTCATTGATTGGCTCTTCAGACTTTAATCCAAACAAGTCAGCGTTATCATCGAGCCAGTTAGTAACTGACTCCTCGTTAACATCTTCCAAGTCCTTCATAATAAGTCTTGCTGCCTTAGCGTTGACGCCCTTCTTTTCTAGGACTTCTTTGACAGTACGCTCACGCTGCACCTTGGATAAACCCTCAAGTTGCTCTGTGAGTTCTTTGATACGCTTCTCATCTGCTCGCTTGGCTTTACGTAACTTTTTAAGTAAGTCACCGCCATCGCCTGCAGATGTTTCTGTATCTAGGTCGTCTTCGTCTTCTTCATCCCAGTAGTTGTTGCTCATAGCAACTGTCCACCCTTCTATTCGTTGTTAGTCGTAAGCCTCAGTATCCAATCGGGGAATTGGGCTGGCTCTTACTACCAGTCTTATACGCTGGCGGGGCTGGTAGGTCCGCTCAGGATTCTATTTAGATTAAGCCAGAGGATGCTCTGTTTAAGGAACCACGCATTACGCCTGATTGTCCAGAGAAAGAAGCAACTTCTTTTTCTGCTAGACGCTGACGCTTACGCTGCGCAGAGGCGAGACCCTTGAAGGTCTCTTCTTCTGCAGTTCCTTGTGTGTATTTAATTCCTTCTTCTTTGTAGATATCTCCTAGTTTTGAAGCAGTAGGTAGAATGTCTGCAATAGTTGCATAACCCTTACGTGCTGTCTCTAGGTCTACTCCATACTTAGCAAGTTCTTCTGCTGATGCAACATTGCTGCTAAGCCCTTGAGCCATAGCAGAAGTTCCAATCTCAGCAGATGTAACCTTCTCTTTAAGACGTGGAAGATTCTCTTTAGGATTTAAAAAGTATCCAACTAAGTCTTCATCTGTAATGTTATAGAAAGAACGAAGTGTTGATTTAACCGCTGGGTCAGCGTTAGTAACTCTGTCTACTACTGTGCTAATTCTGTCCTTGAATTCAACAGCAGAAATGTCAGCGCCAATGGCTGCTGCCAACTTAGCCTGACGTGCAGCACGGTCTACTCCAAAGTATCCAGCCTGTCCGTATGCCTTAAGAGTTTCAGAGTATGAGTTCTCTAGTGCTAGATACTCAGCCTCTGATAGCACGTTAAGTCCAGACTTAAGACGCATCTGGTTTCCAGCAAAGCGGGTCTGATAAGCAGGTGTCTGCTTTAGTAGAAGTGTTGCTTGGTTAACACCAATGTCATCCTTCATGTAGCCCTCAATTGTTGAGGCTAAATCTTCTAAACCGTACTGTGCAAAGATATCTTTCAACAATGCAAAGGCATCTCTACGCTCTGCATCAGCCTGTACCTGTGCTGGTGTAGCACCTCCTGTTGGTGATAGCGGAGAGTCTTCTCCGCCTCCTACAACATCTGTTCCACCGCCTGCATTAGATGCGTATTCTTGAGCAGATACTTCAACTCCGTCTACATAGTATTTGCCAGTTGAAGATACACCTGTGCGACCTTGGGACTTAAACGCTACATCGCCTTGTAAAAGACTTTGGTCGCCCTTATATACGTTAGACGCTTCTGGTCCCAACTTATCTAACATTGGCTTTAAGCCAACTAATGTGTCATAGAAACTTTTGGCTGCAGCCTTGTCTTCGGCTGTTCCCTTTTTATTTGCTAATTGAACAGTCTTTTTAGCATTGGCAATATCTGCATCAATTGTGCTTTTTGTTTTGGCAAGTGTCTTAGTGTAATCAGTCTGAGTCTTAGCCTGAACCTTACCTTCTGCAGCAGCAGTACGTTTGCCAGCAGCCTTAGCCTTTTCATCTGCTTTACTAAAAGTAGGTGTCGCCATTATGCCATCAATCCGAATGACTTGAGAATCTCATTGGCATAGCCAGATGCTTCTTCCCGTGCATTCTTTGTTAGAGCCCAACGTGGGTCTTTCTTTAAACGTTTTTGGAAATCAGTAAAACTCATAACTCCAGGCTTG